AGTTGCCTATTCGCGCCTGCACTATGCTCAATAATCGTTTCAACATCTCCAGAGCCAATGCCTGTGCAGAATTGCGTGTAACCGTCCCGCAGGGTTATCTTTCCTGTTGTTGGAAAAAAGTTGCTCATAATTAAAGCATCTGTTGGCGGCATTGCATCAATGCTGTCACGGCTGTTTAACCCGCCCACAGGGGCAGGCACAGAGGCCGCTTTAACGCGGTACTGTCTGCTAGTTTGTAACGCCGTAAGCATTAGACAGCCCCATACCCAGAATCTGGTAAATTATAAGAATACGGGCTAACAGTTAGTCGCCGGGCATCAGCAAGGGTGATAATAGGAGCGCCGCCAGCCCGTGAGATAGATTGCCGCAGCTCTAGCTGGTATTGTCTGAAATCTTCATCATAGGTCAGGCCGTGCGCCTGCTTAAACATCCAAGTAACGCCCATTTCAATAAGTGTTTCATCGAGGATGCCAATATCTGTATCAGCCGCCATTGCCGCTTGCGAGGTGCTGCCAGCGGTTTGGTTCCAATGGCTAGAGACATATTCATATCCAAGGCTTTCGGCAGAAGTAGGTGTTGGCGTAATGTCAAACTTCAGCGCATTACTGCTAGCCTTAAACCTAAACTTCTGCGTTGTGCCAGATGCAGCGGTGCCATAACGGTCAAGCGCATATTGTTGGGGTGTTATCGGCCCAGTCATTTGGTCAGTATCAGTGCGATTATAAACCGTGCCATCAAGCGAGCGATCAAAATCAGTCGGAAGCGCATAGCTCTGCGTGCCGTTGACCGTGTTGAAGGTATGCTCTTTTAGCAATATGGGCCAGTTATTCGCACGCATAAGCTGTTTGCCCTGACGGTTTATAAAGGCTAGAAGCTGCCTAGCAATGGGGTCTGTATTTCCAACAACAGATGTTGGACGCTCAAACCCGGTGTAATCAGCTACTGCTTGGGCTATTGTTAGAAGGCTCATTTTTCACCTCTGTTTCTGCCAAGGTTTGTGCCGCAACGGCTACCTCAACAACTAAATCATCTTTTTGCTTGCTAGCCTGAACTTGCAGGGTGGCAATCTTTGCCAACTCAACGTAGGGCTCACCAATGGCACGCAGCGCTGTTTCCTGCGCTGATGCTAAATCTTCGACTGTTTCAATGTCGTGAAGCTCAAGCTCACAACGCCGCGGCTCAGTCATGCCGGGCAAATCTTGCAAGGCAGTACCTTTTTTCTTAGGCTTTTTCTTTTTGCCTTTGTAAGCCGCCCAGCTATCAGGAAACCGCTTTAAATCTTCAGGCCGCGCTGGGCCTTCCCAGACATCGCGCACACCAGCAATTTCAATACGGCAAAAGTCTTTCATTACGCCGTTTAGCTCACGTTCAAAAAATATACCTTTTTCACTCATTTTAACCCTCCCGGTTTAGATAGAAAAAGGGGCAAGGTTTCCCCTGCCCCCTGTGATTTTATAGTGGGAATGTGCAGATAATTTCTTTATCTGAAATATCCCCGGCAATCGCACAGACATTATCTGTAACAGCAGCAGAAACGTCCAAGCTCCCGTCCGCAGACCCGGTCGGGCAGAGAGGATCGCCATCTGCACCCGCTGTTAATGCAATTGTCAATGTGGCTGCACCACTGATCTGGAACCAACCAAAAGTTTCAGTTGCGATATTGGCTTGGATAACACCAGCGCCAATTTCTACTGAATCAGATAGGTCAGATGTACAAGTATGGAGCTTGTAACCATCAAGTGTGTGATAGTAGGCCACTTCGCCTGCCACACCAGCCGCGCCTGCAGAAGCATCATCATATTTGAGATACTTATACAGCCTTGTGCCAGTGCTATCTATGACCGCGCCAACCGCACCCGGAGTAAACTCTGGAACGGTGGCTTGGTCTGTTGGTGTAATACCAAGAATTGCTGGAATACTCATAACAGTTTCCCCTTTCCTATGTGTGGATCACGCCTTGGAGCGCACGGTTTGAACAGGTCAGATTTCCTGACCAGAACATCGTTACCTTCGCCTGTGAGCGTTAATCACAGACCGCCTTTCGGCTGCTTATGCTTTCACATAAGACGAGACTATATCATCACCCTGTTTTACAGGGGCTGTGCGCTTCGGGTCACTTGACCCTACTCCCTCGCGGGATAGTCGTTGCACCTTCCTCATTTCTGAGGCTTGGATCAGGATTGCCCACGCCATCATGCGTTTGGGTATCCCCTGAGTTCACACAGTTCTTCATGTGCAGATTACTCTGCAATGGCCCTAATGAATTGTATAAGGCGTTACCATAGCGTCTTGGTTGACGGACATTTTTGCTTCACCCGGAACAAAATCCCTAGATGCTGCTACCTCTAAACGGAGATAGTCAGTATTCAGGAAGTACATTCGATTTGTATTCGCAGCCGAATCGAAGACCACATCGCTGTTTAAGTATTGCAATGAGGTGAATCCAGAGCGTGCCATATCATCTGATGTGATGCGCTGGATAGCCTGCAAGCTGCCCAAAAATGCGGTGTATGCGTTAGTGCCTGCCATTATTAACGTTGGCGAATCACTTCCGCGAACAAGCGACAGATACATAGTATTCATATCTGATTGCACGTTTGCGACTGAGAAAGCACTTGATGTTGCAGTGGTCTGTTGGTTTTGCCAGAACGTAAATGTTGATGAGTTAATCCCGCCAACTGTTCCAGTTCCAGCATCGGAGACCAATAATTGAAGGCCCCCAATTTCTTTACCGTTGCTTCCTGTCCCATCCGAAAACAAACTCGTGCTCAGACTATTCATAAGCGACTTTTCAAGCACGTTAATGCGTGCCTCAAGAAGATTGATGATGGCCTCTGTGCCTGAGTTTTTGACTTGCTCAAGACCAGAGATTGTGACGTTACCAGCAAGCTGACGATATTCGAAAACGGCTGCACTGAGTACGTCTGAGGGTGAAACATCAAGGGTTTCATAACCACTGTAAAATTGTACAGTGCCGTTGTCAGCGTATTCTAATTCCGTTTGTGTTCGCTCTAGTTCGCTACACTAGAACCGCCTTTCGGCTGCTGCATATCGCTATGCAGACCAGACCATATCATCACCCTGTCAAGGGTGCTTGGCGCTTCGGCTGGGCTTCCAGCCTACTCCTCTCGGATGGTCGTTGCACGTTCCCCTTCCGGGGCTTCGCTCAGGATTATCTGCAAGAGACGTTCCCTGAGTTCACCAAGTTCTCATGTTAGATTACTCTAACAAGCCGCCAAATTAACGGACAATGTCGCGTCCTGTTACAGACGTTTGATTGCCATTTTCGCGTAGTTTTTTAAGCAACGCATTATGGTTGCTTACGTTGTCCGAAAGTGTCTTAGACCTATTTCTCACATTTCATTCGATTGGCAACGCTACTGCCAACCAGTTCTTTTATGAACTTCTGACATTCTCATGCCAGCTTGGACTATATCTTCACCCTGCATAACAGGGGCCATGCGCTTCGGCTGGGCTTCCAGCCTACTCCTCTCGGATAGTCTCTGAACCTTCTGCTTTCACAGCTTGGCTGCTGATTGCGCTCGACTTTACGTTAGCGTGTTCCAGCAATTCACACGGTTTGCTGTTGCTTATTACTAAACAATGACCCCGATTGAGGTGGTTGTGACGATTTCGGAAAGATTTGGACTAGCCATCGCTAATTCCTTCCATTTTCAAGTTGTCTAATAGATGCATTGATAGCATCGCGAATAGACGCATTTGCCGGGAGCGCTTGTGCGGCTGGTGTTGCACTGCCTCTGACCTTTGACCGTTGAGCTTTCTTAGCTTTTTTGACAGCATCAGTTTTCACAGTTTCCTGTGATTGCTGTGCTGCTAACCGTTTAACCTCTGCTTGTCTCAACTCAGGGTCGGCGTAGACCGCCATTTCATAAGCTGATGCAAGGTCGGCTGCATTGTTAGAACTGATTAAAGAACCCATGACATTCCGCACTTTTTCAAAGTGAGGGTGCGCTGGGCCGCCATTTGCATCAGTTTCTGCCGCGAATTGGTCAATGAAAGACTGTGTGCTGGCCTGCGACTGGCTCTGCGCTTGCGTCTGTTGATTTTGTATAAAGCCTGTTAGCTGGGCAACTTGCTGCTGTAGGGCTTTAATTTGGGGGTCTGCAAAATCGTCCTCTGCCGCTGAATCGTTACCGATTGCGCCTATATCAACGCCATACTGGTTTGCAAGCCAGTTAATAGCGCTTTGAGGGTCTTTCCGCAGATAGTCATGGGCTGCAAGCAGTTGCCTTACAGCACCAACATCATCCATCCCCGCACGCTCAAAGTCAGCCTTGTGGGGTTGCATAATTTCGTCAAACGCTTCTTGCCGCTTCTTATATTGAGAAATGGCTTGCGTCTTTTTAGTGTAATCGCCTTCTAAATCCTTATAGCGCTCCATAAACATATGCTGTCCAGGTGCGTCTAATGCTTCAAATTTAGAGGCAAAATCTTTAGGCCAGTGATTTGGCGCTGGTAATGCTTCAAGCTCTGCCGCTTCGGCTGGCTCGTCTTCTTCAGTATCAGTCTTATCATCAGCGTCATCATCAGCATTGTCGTCTGTCTCTGGCTGATATTCTGGCGCATCTGGTAGCGCTTCCGCAGTTTCTTCTGCTTCCTGCGCTTCTGCTTCTGCCTCGCCATCAAATGACTGTAATGTGCGGGCTAGTGTTTCAGATACTGTTTCTGGCCTTGCTGATTCCGCTGCCGGGGCTTCTGCCGGGGCTTCAGGAGTGCTATCAAGCTGCATTTTGTTTTTCCTTTAACTGAATTGTTTGTTGTATTCGTTTCCGACCTCAACAAAGTTATTGCGCCGCAAGAACTCGCGGTGCTGTGAACGGCTGGTAATCCAACCGCGATCCTTCATGTTCTGATACGGCTCAATGTCCCGCATAACAGAAAGGCCAGCTTCGCGGCTGGCCTTGGGCTTTTCGATAAGTTTGCCTGTATCTTCATCATAAATGTAAACTGTCATCGCTGTAACATCTGCGCTGCCATTTGTTGCATTTGCGCGTCCATCTTGCGTCTTGGCCTGTTAAAGCCGCCTAGTGCGCCCATCAAGTCAGGGAACACTTTTGACAGAACCGCTGCTAACGGGCTGTCCATTGCTTCTCTGATAAGCTCACGCTCTTGCTCAGACAGGCTTTGATAAGCCGCCTGTGCTTGTTCCATATCTATTTGCATTAGCTAAAATCCGTAGGGTTTCCGAACAGGCCAAGAGTGTCAGCTTGTTCTGGTTGCGTCATGCCTCTGGTCTGCAACAGGTCAACGAGAGTGCCAGATGCAAAGCCATAAGGGTTGTACTGGTTGCCAAACCCTGAATATTGGTAATAAGGGTTCTGCAGATAATTGATTGCCAAATCATCAATCGCCTCTGGCGCTACTTCGCCGGGAGCCATCTGGGCTACTTGTTGGCCTAGAGGACGAGCGAATGGAAAGGCATTTTCATTATCGCCGCCAACATCTTCTGGTGGGCCATAAGGATTAGATAGCGCGTTCCCAGTGTAGACTTGAGAAGGGCCAAGAAAAAGGTCTGCCAGAATACCGCCCGGCGTGGGCAAAGTAGCTCCCTCACTCAAATAACCGCCAACATTACCGCCCGGCACTTGGTTGTCAGTATATATGCCTTGCAGTGCAGTTGTTGGGACGCCAAAGGGTTGCATGGTCTGCGCCGCTAAAATATTGCGTGCAACACGGTCATCACGGCCCTCTAGGTTTGATTGTTGTTGGCGTGTAAGCCCACCGAATGGTCTAGCGCGACCAGAGCCAAAAGATTGGTCTGTTGTGTCGTAGCCCTCTGAGGAGAAGTATTGGCTAGAATTTGCGGGGTTAGATAAAATACTTTGTGCTGTTCTGTCTGTTCCAGCGTATGGGTCGCGGGTGTCATCATCAGACATGCCTATCGGTGTTTGCGACGCTTGGCTAGGCGGCGAGCTAGGAGCAGAAAATTCTGCTGCTGTTGATTGCTCCACGCTTCTCTGTGCAGCTTCAGCCCTGCGCGTTTCTGCTAAGTAACTGTCGCTAGCGTTGGCGTTTGTACTGTCAAAATCAGTATCGCCTAAAAAGCAATAAAAGCGCTTTTCAAACTCAAACGGGTCATGGTTTAGTTTTAAGTAGTTACTTGACATTGCTTACCTCTGAATCTGCGCCACCCTTTAAAGAGTTTTTTTGCCCCATATTGGTCACGCAGATGTGCGCGTGCTTCTTTTACCATTTGCATAACAGAGCCAAACGGCCCAACAAAGTCGATAACATAAGGAATATCGCCGCTATTCCAGTCTTCTGCCTGTAGCTTGCGGCTTCCTGTTAAATAGGCTTGTTCTGCCTCTGCACTAAAAAAAGCCCATGTAATAAAACCAAGCGGCTTTTCGCCAAATTCCCAGATGCGATATTGTCCCAGCGCGATAGGCGGCAGGTAAAGCCTGTGCATATCCTTAATGCTGTAATTCTCATGGATGTCGCTATAGCCGCTTAAAACAATAAAACGCGCTAGGGCTGCATCATTCTTCATCCGGTTGTGACAATCTTAGCTGCATCAATTTCTAGCTTTTGTTGCTTAAACTGAGCGTCAGCCGCTGCTTTTTGCTGGTCTAGCTCTAGCCGGGCAACTTTAACTTGTGCATCTGCTGATGCTTGGTCTGTCTGCGCTCTGACCTTTGCCGCCTCAACCTCAATCAATTTATCTTGCGGTGTTGGCCCTGCTGGTTGCGGCGCTTCAATGCTTTCTAGCGTTTCTTCTAGGTCGCGTGCGCCGGGGAAGGCTTTTGCCGCAAACAGAAGCATTTGCTTTGCTTGGTCAAATCCCACCGTGCCAGATGACACCATTGGGCCAATGGCTTGCATAAATTGCGTCATAGCAATCAAGAAGTCTGTCCGGCTTTTCTGCTCTGTAGCGCTATCAACTGCCGAGCTTTCATCTGTATCAATAGAAACCCGGTATTGCCGCAAGCGCTCATCTTGCATAATCGCAACCATCTCTGGCGTGATTTGGATGCCAGTAATGCGTGACAGCAAGGATGGCTCTAGGTTTTCAACAAGCATTTCGGCTTTCATTTCCATAATGCTATCAAGAAACTGCTCAATGCGCCGCTGGCGGTTTACCAGCCGCATAGCGCCAAACTGGCCTTTTATGCGTTGCGCTGTAGCTGTCTCGCGGCTTGCTGACTGACCGCGCATAATATCTGAAATGCCCGTAATCTCATAAATCGTTTGCACAACAATTTGCCGGGACTGATAAAGCTGGGCTAATGCCTTGATGATATTATCAAGTGGCGCTTCTTGCATGACATTGGCTAACCCGCCGCCAGCCTGCAACATAGCCATATTATCTACAGGTATGAAGCTGTTGTCATCTGCGGTTGCAAGGCGCTGCAACTCTTGGAATGACGCATCATAAACACCGCGCCGTTTTAGCGCTTCTGTAAGGTTGCCAATGCGCTGGGTGATAAGGTCTAGCTCAAATATCTGGTCTTCATATGTAAATATCTCAGGCACGGGCAAAGTCGTGTCTGTTGTGCTAACAGCATATAATGGCTCTGGAATAGGCCAGAAACCGTCCAAATTATAAGGGTCGTCAAACTCTTCTAACAATTCATTATAGTCAGATGCGATAAATATCTGCTTGCCGCTGCGCTTATCCCAAATTTCATAAATTTCGCCCATATCAGGCATTTGACTGTCATCATAAAGCGCATCATCACGCTTATAGGTCAGGGGTATGGCCTCACCTTTTGCGCCATAATAATCCACTAGCTCTTGGCGGGTCATTAGGTGCCTAAAGCCAATCCAAGTAACATCTTCCCAGCATCTGGCTGGTGACATCACAAAATCGCCCCAATGGACGTACTCGCAGCGAATAGACTGCTCGCCGATATACTCAACCGGGTCGCCTTCCATAAACGGGCCTCGTGGCCCCATCTTAACTGCCGCCTCATCAACCGGGTTGCCATCAGGGTCAAGGAATGACTGACCAACAGGCACTTCGCCCATTTGGCCAGGCGCAACCTCGCCAATGCCCATTACGTTATTGACCCGCAACGGAATTTGCTCTGGGTCGCCCTCAACAAGCAGAGGCTCATAGACCATCCGCATGACACCGCGCCCAACAATAAGCTGGTCTTCAATAACGCGCCTTACAGCAGCATCGAAGTTATAAACATCAAGCTGGTACTGCAAACCGCGCTCTATGACGGTTGCAAGTTGCCGACCTACCGGGTCACTGTCTTTAAACCGTCTAGATACACGAGGTTTAGGCGTTTTGAAGTATAAAGAGGCTTTTAGCGTGTCAACATTAGCATAAAAGATGTTCATGCGCGTTTCACGCATTGCACGGTCAGGGCTGTCATCTCTATATCTTGCAACGATGTCATGGCAGCGATTGCGCCAGCTTTCTTCAAATTTACGCGCTTTTGTAACTTCATAATTCCAATAAGCCGCACGGTCGCCCTTCTTAGAAGGCTCGCGGTCAAATGTGTAGGAATCTACCATTTAAAGTCTCCAGCCCGAAGGCTTGGTTGCGTTGTCTAGGCCTGCCATCATTTCGTCTATCGTTGCTGGCCGCCAAATATCTTCTTGAATGTCAGGAACACGGCGCTGATATGGACGCGATTGTGCGCTATATCTAATTTCGTCGGCGCAATGATCCTCACAATTGTCAGTTTTAATGTCTTCGACTCTGTGTTTGTCATGCTGCAAAACAGGCAATGTTCTTATTGTATCAACACAAGTTTTGAAGAAATACATCATTGGTATTCCATCATCACCTATCAGCCTTTGCCTGACCTGATCCCATCCAGCTATGCGACTATTATCTGCACGCCTAAAACGAACACCCATTTTAGCAAGGCGCTCACCTATTGAGGGGCCGCCGTCAAACTTCCATATGCTTGGATCGCCTACGCTAAAATCTATGCGCTCGCTGCGCTCTCTAGCCCTTATGCCTGCGCCAACTTCTTCTGCTGTCATCCGCAAGCCCACATTTGGGCGCCCAGATGAGCCGTACCATTCCCGGTAACGTATTAACGCGCCGTCTGGATATTTATCATGGCCGTCTGCGACAGCCCACCAGCCCACGGAGAAAGGCGATGCGCTGCCCCAATCAAAAGACCTGAATTTAGTCCAGTTGCGCGGTATCTCGAACGGCCTGATAACGTGCAAATCACGTTTCCAGATATCGCCAAAGAAGCTGCCAACGACTAAATCCCAATCGCCTTCACGCAATGCACGGCCCAGTTCTTCAGGCAGGGCCGAAAAGCTAGAGGCATATGATGGGTCGATATATTTGTTATCCTGCATTTTTGCAGGGATATACATGGTCAGCCAGCCCTTGTCGGCGGCATTGTTCGGGTCGCGCATTGTATGGTCGTAAAAATAACTCTCAGCCGGGGCTGGGTCGATATAAAGCGCCTTCAAGAAGTTATGGCTCTGACCGCCTGGGTTAGCTGTCATAACCAGCCGTGGCAGAAATCCTTCTTGTTTTGGCTGGAAATTGCCAAGTCTCATACGAGATTTAATATAACCAAGCTGATACGGGGTCATCTGACCCGCCTCATCTACCAGCGCTATGTGTATTTCCGTTCCTTGAATACGGTCGCAGTCGCTGTCCCTTTCCAGATACTGAAACTGAATAGAACTGCCATTGAAAAATTCATATCGTTTGCGCGTCTCATTAAAGTTGCCAAGCTCTGAAGGCATTTCTTTCTTCAGGGGCTGAATGTGGTTGCTATCAAGCTCTGGCAATGAACGGCGAAAGATAAACGCCTGTAAGCCCGGATTCTCCAAACAAAAGCCAATAACATCCCATCTACCAGAAT